AACCACTACCTGACTGATAACAACGCTTGGTTCCTGACGACCGACGTGCCCAACGGTCTGAAGCACTTCGTTCGTACCCCGATGCAGACGGGTATGGATGCCGACTTCGATACGGGCAACGCTCGTTACAAGGCGCGAGAAAGATATTCGTTTGGTGTTTCTGATTCTCTGGGTATCTTCGGTTCCCCCGGCGCAAACTAAGCTATACCAATCACTTACGTGATTATTAGGGCCCTTCGGGGCCCTTTTTTATGTCCGTTGACGTAGCTGCAACACCCTGATATAAAGACCACAACCCCGGAACAACCCGGGAAGCAGACGGCTCCGGGCCGACGTCATGCAGACTGCTTCCCCAAACTCGCATGAGAGGAATTTGCAATGTCAAATACTACATTTTCGGGTCCCGTCCGGTCGCAAAATGGCTTCCAGAACATCTCGGTCAACTCGACCACTGGCGCTGTTACTGTACTGAACAACGCAGGTCTGGCTCCCGTAGCCCTGCCTAACGCGAACGTCACTATCACTACTGCCGCTAACTCTGGCGTATTGAACATCGTTGCTGACGTTTCCGCTGATCGAACCTACACCCTTCCGACCCCGGTCGCAGGCTCTTCGTTCGACTTCATTTACGGCGGTGGCGCAGCTGATGGCCACGACGCTATCTTCACCACTGGTTCTGACCTGCTGTTTTTCGTAGGCGGAGTAACCTTCTTCGATACCGACACTACCGCGCAACCGGCGATGGTGTTTTCCGATGGTAACTCCAACAGCAAGCTGCAGGTTAACTTGCCCGCTGCCATGAACATCACGTTTGTTGGTACGAGCGCAACGACCTATCAGGTGTTTGGCACCGTCGTGAGCACTACTGCACCGACCTTTGCTGACCAGTAAGGTCCACTTGAGGAGGTAGGTTATGCAGGGTGATATCTGGGCTATTACGCCCTCTACAAGTGCTACACTGCTCAGAACCGCTGCAAGTATCGCGGCTGCTGGTGCAATAACGTTGCTTACCAACGACGTGTCAATTAGTGGCACGGGGTATAAGCTACTCTTCACTTCCGCAGGCAACGATAGCGGTATTACGTTTACTATTCGCGGTGTAAAAGTAGGCGACCTCACAGGTGCTATTACAACTGAAGTGGTTACCGGTGCTAACGCGACCACAGCATCGTCTACCAATTTCTACACTGCCGTACAGAGCATCACCGCAAGTGGGGCTTCAGCGGGTAACGTGAGTATTGGTACGACGGGGGCTATTGCGTTCCCTCGTACTCGTATACGAAGCCTGTACTACGTTGGCACAGCCAACGCAGGAAGTATCAAGTTCAACCTGAACGGGCCGTCGGGTATTACGTTGCTCCAACTGGACACCCCTGCGGGCTCCGCTGCGTTTGCCGACAGCTTGTTTGTTCCGGCGGACGGGGTGCTCACTACACGTAGCGGCGTAACCGACTTCGCGGTGTTGACGTTGACCGAAGTTACTAAGATAACGGTGTTCTGTGGCTAAATCTCCGGCGTGGACCCGAAAGGAAGGCAAAGACCCCAAGGGCGGCTTAAACGCCAAGGGTCGTGCGTCTGCTAAGGCAGAGGGTATGAACCTGAAACCCCCCGCGCCGAAGCCCAAAACCAAGAAAGACGCCGGACGCAGGAAGTCATTCTGTGCCCGGATGGAAGGGATGAAAGCCAAAAATACCGGCGAAAAAGCCAAGAAAGACCCGAATAGTCGCATAAATAAAAGCCTTAGGGCTTGGAATTGCTGAGGATTAGACAATGCCGAGACGACCGAGTGACGCAGTAAACATGGAAGCACTGCCCGATACAGCGCCGCCCCCGAGCAGGAACGCCCCTAAGCGCAAACTGACCCGTGAGGAGACAGCCGAAATGGTCCGCAAGGCCCGTGAAGGTGATCGCATGGAGATGAACCGAGAGTACTCCGGCAAGGTCAAGCGCCTTGCAAAAGGTGGTAGCGTGACCCGTGCGGACGGTATATGCACCAAGGGCCACACTAAGGGCCGGATGGTGTAGCATGCCATCGAAAACCAAACGCCAGCGCAAGTTCATGGCCGCCGTGGCAAACAACCCAAAGTTTGCCGCAAAAGTAGGTGTCCCACAGGCAGTTGGCAAAGATTTCAGTAGCGCCGACAAGCGCAAAGCTAAAGGAGCCAAGAAATAATGAACATGCAGATGATGTCCCCACGCAAGCGTATGGATATGAAAGGGTCTGGCCCCGCCATGATGGCAAAAGGTGGCATGGCCAAAGGCTACAAAAAAGGTGGTGGGGTTACCCGTGCAGATGGCATATGTAAGAAAGGCCACACCAAAGGCAAGATGGTGTAAGCCATGATGTCCTGCCGAGGCATGGGGGCCACTAACCCCGAGAAGCTGCCGGGCGCTGCACTCAAGAAGGGGGGCAAGGTGAAGTCGAAGGTCAATGAGGCCGGTAACTACACCAAGCCCGAGCTCCGCAAAAGCTTGTTTAATCAGGTGAAAGGCGCGGCCACGCAGGGTACGAAGGCAGGGCAGTGGTCAGCCCGCAAGGCACAGCTTCTGGCAAAAAAATACAAGGACGCTGGTGGTGGCTACCGCGATTGAGCAAGACCTTCGCAGCTGGTCTAGGGAGGTTCTTGAGCTTCCTAGCAAGCACCTGAAGGGTATACCACCATGCCCCTACGCTCGTAAGGCGTGGCGTGAGGACAGGGTCCTCGTTGTCGAATCAGACGATTTTGAAGCAGATGTTATCCGTCATTGTCGTGATTTTTACGGGTTCAACAAAGACCTTATCATTGTTAGCACCTATGCTATCCCCGACATAGACGACTTTAGTGCGTTTATTGTTGAGCTGAACGAAAAGTATGCGTCCTTACACTGCATGCAGTTTCACCCAGACTACGGCGCGGAGGAGGCAGAGCTGGATTTTCTTAGTGATAATGACTGGGAAAGTGCTGCCCCCCAAGAATACTGTATGGTGTTCATACAGGACCTAAGACTCGTTGTCACTGCTAGTGACAGGTTAGAGGCCCTAGGATACTATGCGGCTTACCCTCATGACGAGTATGAAACGCTCGTCGTTAACCGCAAAAGGAGACTGACCCATGGCAATGAAACCTCGCGCAATGAAGAGCGGAACCAAGAAAAAAATGATGCGCGGCGGCATGACTGATGCCCCGATGCCGATGAAAGACGGTGGCAAAGTTAAACCCATGCGTGGCGGTGGTATGACAGCAATGCCTACGGTCATGAAGCGTGGCGGTGTGGCAAAAGCCCCTGCAGCGATGAAGCGCGGCGGCAAAACCAAGAAAAAGTAATGGCAAAAGCGAAGCCTCAAAAAAGCCTTGATAGTTGGACTGGCCAGAAATGGCGGACCAAGTCAGGCAAACCGTCGAGTAAGACTGGTGAGCGGTACCTGCCCGAGGCGGCCATCAAGGCGCTGAGTCCTGCGGAATACGCAGCCACTACGAAAGCGAAGCGAGAAGGCAAGAAGCAGGGTAAGCAGTTTGTAGCACAGCCCAAGAAGGTCGCCAAGAAGACTGCGGCGTACAGGAAATAGCGATGACGACGTCCGGCACATACGCATTCAACATGGACTTCACGGAAATAGCCGAGGAAGCGTGGGAGCGTGCTGGACGGGAAATGCGCAGTGGTTACGACCTGCGTACTGCGCGTCGTTCGATGAACCTGCTGACGATCGAGTGGCAGAACCGTGGCATCAACATGTGGACCATCGAGCAGGGGTCTATTAACCTTGTTCAAGGCACCGCCACATATAACCTCCCGGACAACACCATCGACCTGCTGGAGCACGTGATACGTACGGGCGCGGGTAACTACTCAACGCAGTCTGACCTCAGTATCTCGCGTATCAGCGTGTCCACGTACTCAAGCATCCCCAACAAGCAGACGCAGGGGCGCCCGATTCAGGTTTATATTGACCGAGGCCGGGACAACCCCACTGTCACCGTATGGCCGGTGCCTGACCAAGGCACCCTGCTCGCCCCATACTACCAGATGATCTATTGGCGCCTACGGCGTATTCAGGATGCTGGGGCAGGGGTGCAGACGCCGGATATGAACTTCAGGTTCTTCCCTGCCCTCGTGGCGGGTTTGGCGTACTATATCGCCCAGAAAGAGCCTGATTTGATGCAGCGCATTCCGATGCTGCAGACCGAGTATGAACGTCAGTTTGAACTGGCTGCTGGCGAAGATCGTGAAAAGGCAGCGGTTCGCTTCGTCCCGCGTGTCATGTTCCCGAGGTAAGCCGTGACCAATAGGTTCGCCTCAGGTCAAAAGGCAATATCGGAGTGCGATGTGTGCGGCTTCCGATACAAGCTGCGCGACCTGCAAGTCTTGATTATCAAGGGCAAAAATACGAACATACTTGCGTGTACGGAATGCTGGAACCCCGACCACCCTCAGCTGCATTTAGGTGAGTATCCGGTCAGTGATCCGCAAGCTATTCGTAACCCAAGACCAGATTTCACTGGGTACCCGCAGAGTAGAGAGCTTACTTTGCCGGTATCGACCCCTGCGCTTATCCCGGCAATTGGCTCGGTAAAGATAGTTATCACTTAGGAGGCACCATGAAAGGCAAGTCCAGCTGTGGCACCAAGATGGTCAAGATGAAGAAAGGCGGCGACGTCGGCGCGAAGAAGATTGCCAAGACTGAGGTCAAGGCACACGAGAAGCGCATGCACGGCATGAAGAAAGGTGGCGGCGTGAAAATTCGCGGCACCGGTGCAGCTACCAAGGGCACTATGGCTATGGGCCCCATGGCATAACGTATGAACTATGTTGAGCTGAAGCAGAACATCCAAGATATCTGTGAGCAAACGTTCACGGAAGATCAGCTTGCGATGTTCACTAAGCAAGCCGAACAGAAGCTGTATGCGACTGTAGAGCTTCCGGCGTTGCGTAAGAATCAGACGGGCTCGTTCACGTTGGGTAACAAGTACCTGACGATGCCTTCAAACATGCTGTACGTGTACTCACTGGCAGTGATCGACGGTGACGGGGACTACATATTTCTCCTGAACA